TAGTGTTTTCCTAGGCCAATTGAATATGTTTGCTGTGGCATCTTTTAATGGTGCCGCAAATGAATCTTTTCTATAATTGTGCTGTGTTGATAATATATCTGCTACAGTGTTTTTACCACTGCCTATCCAACCTACTAGTCCTATAAGCATTTTACCACCTTAATTTCAACTGTGTTGCAATATCTTCGCTGTCAACTTTCACAGTTAATTCATCGCAACCAGCATTTTCCCAATGCCAATCTTTTTCATATTTGTAACCAAGCATACCCATATAGTTAGCTACTCTGGCAACTGCATCAACTTCTCTGTAGTTGGCATTAAGAGCTCCGCCTTCAACACTGGTTCCGGTTGATTGTCCTATGTATTCATCTCGCTTGGAAATTTTATCTACATCTAATGTAACTTCAATCATAGCTACATATTATACTATAAACTAACTATTGTCAATCAAAATTAAATTGAATGTGCTACTGACCAAAGAATTGTTGGTTGTAGAATATGCTCTTACTTCTATGTCAGTTTTTTCAGTGAATTGTAGTGGAATTTTGTAGTCTTTGCTGTAGGTTGTAGCACTCACTGTGATGATGTCTTTGCTGTTCCAAGCACCGTTACCGTCAAACGGTCTAGCAAGTATAAAAGCCACAGCATCTGTGTTCTGTTTACCTGCACCCACTGTCCACTGTGTCAAATATGCTGTTTTTCCTGCTGGCACTGTGTACAAACTCATAAATGTCTGACCTCTACCTGCCGCATTGGATCCTGTGCCATCAACACCAATCTGAGCCAACACTGTGCTGGTGCTTTGACTTGTGACGCTGATTACTCCTTCATTAACACCGCTGGTGCCTGCTGTGATCACTTTGGCTCTAAACACTCTGATAAATGTTTCAGTGCCTGCTGAACCACCCACTGTGAGTGTTTCTGTTACCACTTCGTATGCAGAATTTAATCCCTGTATCTCAACAGTTCTTGCACCTGTGCCTGTGGCGTTGTCTTTTGATGTCTGACTGCTGGTAATTGCTAGAGTTTCTGGAGATGCGATATAAGAATATATTCCACCGCCATCCCATATGGTTTCTTTGTTTGAATCTACATCCACATTCATACCAAACTTTTCAATGTAACCAACACCATCAACTGCACCAGCACTGATATTGATGCTCCAGTCGTAACTAGAACCACTGGTTCTCACAATAGGTTGGCCTGCTTGATTATAATCTAGAGCTTTGTGTATGTTATATGTGTTAGGTTCATCTGAGTGAACGTAATCAGTTGAGTTTGGATTTTTTACTCCCATTTATTACTCCCAAGGTCTACCAGATTGCAGTCCACCTACATTTGCATTATCTGAAACTGTGTTTCCTGAATATTTTGTTGGTAACAAATTGATGTTTAAAGTATTAAGTGATCTGTAGTAGGGTTTTGTAGCATCAATACTGCCTGTAATAGTTCCATCAACTGCCACAGTTTTACCTTGACGCTTTGCTTCTGCAATATCTAATTTGGCTTGTTGCTTGGCTTGTTTGGTTGCTAGTGTTGATATACCGTTAGCCGCCATGGTCTTATCCTATTACAAATGATAGTGGATCACCACCATCTACGTATTTTTGAATTTCGTCTTCAAGTCTTTCCATAGATGCTTGTGCTTCTGCTTTAAGATCAGCACCATTTAGTGTAACACCACCTTGTGCACCAGGTAATTGACCAAATTTTGATCTTGCTTCACCTAACATCATTTTACACTGTGCAAGTGCATATTCTCTTATCCATGATTTTGCATATGGATCATCTAATAGAGTTTCATCTGTGCGTTTCATGTAAACTTGTAATAATAATGTTTCCGCATTTCTTGGGCGTCTAATGATTGTTAATTTTTTAGTTACTGTATCCCAAGTAAAGTTAATTTTGTTACCAAACAATCTACCAACAGTTTCTTGATATTGACTGAATGCTTCCCAAGTGGTTAGGCCACCAATTCTACCTGCTTGTAAAAAGTATAAGTTAGTGTAGGCAATTTCAAATGGGTCAACATCAATACCTGATTGCTGATCTGATCCCAATGCACGTCTAAATGTTTCACGCACTTCAATAACTTCTGTTGGCAATGTGTATTCATTTGTGTCTTTTTGTATTTGCAAAAATAGTGTTGCTTCTTCATTGGCATTTGATGATCTTTGTCTAAATCTATCAAAAGCCATATCCAACCCCTGATTGTAGTGTTTTGGATCAAGCTCAACATCAACCATACCATCACCTAGTAGGTTACGCATATCTTCTATAATTTTATCTCTATTTGATTTCTGTTTGGCCATTTTAATATCCTATACTTGTATTTATTTACTTATTGAAAAATACGGACTAGTATAGTATCTTTGTTTAGCCGTCCATTAAGTTTAGTTTCAGTGGTAGATAGTGCGTTAAAGGTGTTCTTAATCGCTTGTAAACCCCCCGTATTTAACTTTTCCATCACTTCTTGGGGTTTACGTACTGTTTTCTGTAAAGCACCGTTTAAATCGTAATTTAACAAGGTTGTTCCTTTAACTGTTAATCCATGGTGTTTGTGAGTTGCTTCATATATACCCAATTTCCTATTTTTTGTGTTGTACACAATCACTGCTGAACAACCTATTAGATTTATTGGTTGCTCAGATACTAACTTTAGATCTTTGTCTTCTTCTTTATATTTTATTTTTTTGGCCAATTTTTCTTTTGATGGTGGCTTGTATTTTCTTGGTTTACGCTGTTTCTTTTTGTTTGCTTGCCAAGTTTCACAATCTTTATACACTCTTTCCCACCAAGCAATGTGCTGTTTCATTTCTGTATTTGAATATGATTCAAAACTTTCAACATAGTCTTGCTGTTCATCTGTACGTTCGCTTGGTTTGATGTCTCTATATTTTAACCCTTTTGTTTGTTCGTCAATGTAAACATCCACTTGTTCTTTGAGCATTTTCATAAATGCTCCGGGAATGTCATTAGATAAGAAATAATTGTAGGCTTTGAATATTTTTGGATCACCATCTCTAGCCCATACTTTTTCAAACTCGTCATCAATATCACCAAGAATATACATCAGTCGTGTACGCATACGATCTTGAATGCTTGGGCGTTTTGGCTTTTGATCTGTTTCTTTTTCCTGTTCGTTAGGCATTGTAATAGACTTTTCTTTAACTATTTCTGTTGGTTTTGCCACTACAGTTTGGGCATCTCGCCTTAGGAAATCTGGTATTTCTAATAAATCTTTGTTTGTCAATTTTTTCTCATCCATACTGCTATATATACACGATTATACATAATTCGCTAGTTTTGTCAATCTTTAGTTGAATAAATAGTTATACAAAAGGATATAGACATGCCACGACTGAGCTTATGGAGACCACAAAAAGGTAACGATTACAAGATGATAGATCGTGTGATCCGCGAACATTTTAATGTTGGTGGCACAGGTGTATTCATTCACAAATACCTTGGTCCACATTCTCAAGCAAACACCACAGATTCAACACAACCTGACAATTCAGTGGTACGTCCCAACAACATACAAGATCTATTGTTTTTAGAAAACAGAGATCGTAAGTATGATGCTGACGTATATGATATGCGTGGTGTATATCAAGTACAAGATTCAGATTTTGATCTAACACAATTTGGTGCATTTTTATCCAATGATACTATCTACATGACGTTTCATTTAAATGAAATGATCAACATACTTGGTAGAAAATTAATGAGTGGCGACGTATTAGAATTACCTCATCAACGTGATGATACCATGTTAGATATGGCACGTTTAGAATTTACCACAAAGCCAGCAAAAAAATTTAGAAAAGGCGAAACTGTAACAGGTGCAACAAGTGGTGTAACTGCGACAGTAGTAAACTATAATCATGATGCAAAAGTTTTAAGAATGGTCACTGATGGTGACTTTACTGTTGGTGAAACTGTAACAGGAACATCAAGCACAGCCGTTGGAGAGATTGCGGCTTACTATCCAGAAGGCCCACAAGCAATCAATAGATATTATGTTATCGAAGATGCCGCGAGAGGTTCAGAAGGTTATTCACCAACTTGGTATCCACACATTTGGAGAGTTAAATGTACTCCATTGGTAGACTCACAAGAGTTTTCAGACATACTTGGCACTGGTGAACAAAAAGATGATTTACGAAATTTAATTTCTACATATCAATCAGAAATTGACATAAGTGATGCAATTGTTAATCAAGCACAAAACGAAGTTCCTCGAAAAGGATACGAAACTGCACACCTATATGTTAACAAAGCAGATCAATATGTTCCAGGTAATGTTTATGGTCATTGGCAAACCAATACAGCATCATTTAAACTTTACGAGTCAACAAACACAAGTTGGCAAACATTTGACTACTTTGTAAGTTCAACGGCACCAACTGCTAATTATAAAAACGGTGACTATTGGTTAGACACAGCAAATACCAACTGGGGATTATACGTTGGTGACGGTGCTGTGTGGAACAGTCAGGCTGTATCAATAGTTGACTCTGCAAACATAGATGGCAGTACTAAAACACCAATATCATCATATGTACCTTCTAGTGATTATGCTGTAGTCGTTTCAGATAGAAACGTTGGTGCAACGTATTTCAAAAAAGTTGCAAACGGTTCTTGGGTAAAGATTGCAACAGATTCAACAACTGTGAGTTTACTTGGTGTAGATGTTGCAGTTAGTCCTACCGAACCAACAATAAATTCGAATGGTAAAATATGGTGGAGAACAGAAACTCAAAACGGTTTAAATATATCGTTTAAAAAATATTCATCAACTACAGACAGTTGGATAACACAAGACATTACACTGCATTCAAGTCAAGATTCGGCTAACGATGCATTTGGATTCTCTAACAAAGTCGGTGTACACGCCGGCTCAGCAACACCACCAAATGGTATTGCAATAGCACACACTGGTTCAAGTTTTCCTAATTCATTAAATGATGGTGATTACATACTACGTACAGACTATGAACCAAACAGATTATTTAAGAAAACAGGCAATAGATTTATTAGAATATCAGATGACTATAGAGGCACTTACTCTGCGGCTAACAGAATATTAAATACATTTGTAGAAAATACAAATGCAAGTGATAACACCGCAGATGGTAACGAACAGCAAGGTTTAAGCAAAGCAGTTAAACCAAGGACAGATGTATAATGGCACAATTTTGGTATGATCAACAGATAAGAAGATACTTACTACAGTTTGTACGTATCTTCAATGGCTTTCAAATTCAAAGTGGTCAAAAAAATGCAGGTGGTAGTGCATCACAAACATATAGAACTGTACCAATGCGTTATGCAGATATGTCTAGAATGGTTGCACACATACTACGTGGCAACACAGAAAACGCATTAAACTCTACACCTTTTATGACTTGTCATGTTGCTAATTTAAATGTTGCAAGAGAGCGTAGGCACGATCCTAAATTAGTTTCAGCACAGCAAGTACAAGAAAGAAAATATGATGCTATCAATGATCAATACACAGCAGAGCTTGGCAATACATATACTGTAGAACGTTATATGCCTGTGCCATATGATTTAACCATCAACGTTGATGTATGGTGTTCAAACACAGAACAAAAATTACAATTGCTAGAACAGATATTAACACTGTTTAACCCTACAATAGAAATACAGTCAAATACAAATCCACTAGATTGGACTAATATTACGGTTGTAGAATTAATTGATATACAATGGTCATCTAGATCAGTTCCTCAAGGAGTTGACTCACAGTTAGACATTGCAACACTTATTTTTCAAGTTCCAATCTGGATTAATCCTCCTGCAAAAGTTAAAAAACAATCAATCATACATGGGATAATAAATAGAATTCATCTAGACGAATCTGGAGAATTAGAATATGATAAAGATATGCAAGATTTCTTTGATCAATTCAGTAACTTAGAAGAAATTGTTGTTACACCACAAGATGCTCAAATTGACGTAACTGGCAATACCATCAGTTTATTAAATGCACACGGTATTAATGAAGGTTACTCATGGAAAGAATTTTTTGAACAATATGGTGAATTCCAAGCATCAACATCAAAAATAAAATTAAGACGTGCATCAGACATTGAAGATTCAACACAAGATATTGTTGGTACTATTGCATACAACCCAACCAATGACAATCAATTGATTTTTACAATTGACTCTGCAACACTGCCAACTAACACACAAACTGCTGTGTTAAAAATTATCGATCCACAAAAAAATATGCCAGGGGACGGAACACTAGCAGGTCAACAAGCAGGTCAAAGATATTTAATCATTAATGATATTGTTGATAACTCTAGTAACTGGGGCACTGTTACTGCTTCAGCAAATGACATTATCGAATTCAATGGTATACAATGGGAAGTATCTTTTGATGCAAGTACAAATGGTACAACACCACAATATGTCACAAACAGTACTACAAATTATCAATACAAATGGAATGGTTCAGAATGGATTGACACATATCAAGGTCAATACAAACCAGGTTATTGGATTTTAAATCTAGCAGGATTATAATTGACTAACTGAAAAAACCATGTTATAATACCAACATGTATGATGCAGTAGGCGCCACATTTTTATCACAAGATACCAAAAAGTTTTGTTTCAACAAAAGATCAAAACGTGTAAGTAATTCTGGTACATGGAGTTTTTGGGGTGGCAAAGTTGAACGTGGTGAAACTGTTATAGGTGCTTTAAAAAGAGAAATTAAAGAAGAAATTGGATTTATTCCTACAATTATAAAAATACATCCATTAGACATTTATCAAAGCGATGATGGTCATTTTATGTATCACACTTTTGTTATTATAACCCCATCAGAATTTAAGCCAAACATAAATCACGAATCACAAGATTACAGTTGGTCAAAATTAAACCGCTTGCCTAGACCTTTGCATCAAGGTGCTCGAAAAACTCTATTAGATAAAAACAATGTTAAAAAGTTAAAACTGATAGTAAATAGTATTGATTAACAATACAATAAACTAAAGGATATAACTTTGTCACGCATAATAAACTTTAACCAGGCTAAAATAGCACATGCTTTTGAACAATTTGCAAAAGATGGTGTTATAACAGATAATATCCTTGAAAACATAGTTCCTCATTTCCATTTTCAAAGTGATATTGATGATGTATTAGATGAATATTCTGATCGTGATCGTAGACGTTACTTTGAAATTTTACAGGATATGAAAAATGCTGTAAAACAAATGACCAGCGAAGACAACATGAGTATTCGTTTCGAGTTAGAAGATGAATATTTTGAACTGCTACAAAATTTAAAAACTAATGATGCAAAATATAAAATACCATCTATACTAATAAAATATAGAAAAGATATAAATCCTATTAGAGCATTAAAGTTTGAATTACAAGAAATTATGTCTATGTATGAAGTTGAAGATGATTATCATATATGGTTAATAACACAATACAAAAACAAAGACAAAGTTTATGAAATAATTAGTGCAGTAAAAGATGATATGATAAAAATTTCTGAAATGCAAAAAAAATATCTATATGCAAAAAAGAAACATTCTTATTTTGTACTTCCTATGAGTTATTATCATTGTGTAGAAATAGAAACAGATATGAAAAGTTGGATCAAAACCCTGCAAGAATTTTTAGTCTGGAGTACGCAAGATGATATTAAAAATCGTTACGATTAAACAATAATATTGATCAGTTTAATACCTGTAGATTCATCAGTTTCTAAAGATTTACCAATTACACAAAAAGCTGGAGGTGTTGGACTATCATGTGTTAGTGTTGTTGCTGTGCCAGGAGTAACATTGGTTACAAGTAAATCACCTTTTCTAACTGGACCTTCTACTTTACAAGGAACTTTACCACGTAATGCAACTGCAACACCGTTTGCATCTTTGTTCATCAAATATGCTGGTGCTGTTGATACTACTCCAACTACTCTTGGATCTTGTAATATTCCACATTGTGTAACTTCTTTGTCACCACCAATTACTAGTACTGTACCAGGTTCGTAATCAGCATCAGATTCATAAATTTCTGCCAAGTCAGCATATTGTGCCTGTGTTGCTGTAGCATATACTATATTTGCACCTATATCTGCAAGTGCTGTTTCTACAATATTAGTTACATTAGAATCACTATTAGTTTCTACTGCTTTCCATCTATCATCCGTTTCATCCCAGAACCATGCGGCATTATTCTGTGTTGAACCACGTTGTACAATTATTCCAGCATCGTTTGAATTTGTAGTTGGTTGTACATCTGTAGGACCAGCATCCATTTTGTTTAACATAATTATTGGATCTTCAACATTCATATTTTGTACATCAAGTGTTGTTGCTGTACCTGTAACAGTCAAGTCTCCTGTTATTATTACTGATTGTCCAGTTGCCGGTGTAATATTAATGTTATTAGTACCTGTTGAAATAATTGGATTATTGTTAGTGTCCAAACTTCCACCTAACTGAGGTGTGGTATCTTGAATAATATCTAATAATCCTGTATCTTCATCGCTACCAACTTCCCATTTTGATGTTGCTGTATTATATTTTAATACTGCTCCATTTGATGGTGTTCCAACAATATCAACATCTCCAAAATCAGTTATGTTAAATGGTGTTAAATCTGAATCACTCCAATTCGATCCATCATATCTTAGAATTTTTCCTGTAGAAGCAGTGGTTGTATTTACATCACCAAAATCACCAATACTAAATGGTGTCATGTCAGTGTTTACAAACTGTGCACCATTATATCTTAATACGTGACCTGTGCTCGGTGAAGTTACTGCTACATCCGAATTGATTGAAATTGTTGGTGTTTCATTTACCCAATCAGTTGTACTTGAAGCCTTTAATATCTGTCCGGGCTGTTGCGATGTGATTGTTACATTGGATAATTCACCTAATGTGTCAATCAAATTAGTTCTAAATTCTGTTGCAGAAAAATCAATATCATTTAACACCGCAGAAGATGTGCCAGATTGTGTTGCATACACAACTTCATATCTAACTGACCCAGTAGTTCCCATATTAGAATCATCGCCAATTGTAAATGTAAACACGTTACTACCATATCCAGATGTTTCACCTTGATATATTTGTCCTGATTTGTTACCTGTTGAACCATCCCAAGTAAAGTTTTGATTATATGTTGTGGTT